GGGGTTATAACATCGGAACAATACGCGGCCGAATTCGGAATTGAGTTAATGAAAATCGATGCGGCAACCGCACAGGCGGCTGGATTGGCACAGGCTCAAACACAGTTACGCGGTACGGTCGGAGGTTTGGACGGTATTATCAGCCTAAACACAGCCGTTTCAATGGGACAAATGGAACGCCAAACAGCAATTAACACATTGGTAAATTATTACGGGTATAGCGAAACAATCGCGGCGGCCATGATTACCGCACCCCCAGCGCAACAAATTACAGGATAATGAAAAACACGAACATTTATAGCACAAAATCAGCGTCCGAAATTAAAGACATGGACGCGGGCAAACGCGAGGTTGCGATTTACCTTTCGAAATTCGGGGTAATCGATTCCGATTCGGACATGATCCAAAGGGGCGCATTTGCGAAATCAATATTGGAACGCGGCGTTAATTCGGAATCAAACCGCAAAATTGCATTTTTACGAAATCATGATTGGGAAAAACCAATCGGTAAATTTTTAACATTACAGGAGGACGATTTCGGATTGTTTGCCGTGGCCGAATTAGGACATTCAAGTTACGCTAACGACGCGTGGAACGATTACAACGACGGGATTATTCGCGAGCATTCAATCGGGTTCAAATATGTTCAGGATAAAATGCGATTTATCGAGGATCCAACAGCGCCCGACGGTATCGGATTTTGGAACATCACCGAGGTGAAATTGTACGAAGGTTCGGCCGTGCTATTCGGGGCGAATGAGTTTACCCCTGTTGTGGAGGTAATGAAAAGCGAGGAACGTAAAAACTATTTTGAAAAGGTATCGAATGAAATCGATGTACTGATTAAAGCGCTGGCAAACGGCAAAGGAACCGACGAACGTTTGTATGGTATTGAAATGAAATTAAAATTTTTGAACGGGCAATTGTTGTCACTTGCGAGCGCCGAACCGCTTAATGTAAAGCATTCGGAGGCCGTAAAGCCGAACCCAATTGATACGCCGTTTGATTGGAACAAAGTAATAAACACCATTAAAAAGTAAAAAAAAATGGAAAACAATTTAACACCTGAACAGGTTGTCGAAAAATTAAACAGCATGTTCAACGAAAAAATGGAGGGAACCGCTACAAAAAGCGACGTTTCGGATTTGAAAAATGAGGTTGACGCCTTGAAAGGATTGAACGAAAAATCGGCGGAGGTTGAAAAGGCAATCGCACGCATGGAGGGACGTTTGGAGGCAATGAGCGAAAAGGCTTCAAAAAACACAGGATCGAAAAGACAATCATTGGCGGGCGCTTTTGCTGAAAAACATTCGGACATTCTCGAATCAGTACTAAAAGGGCAAACATTCAATTTGAACGTTAAGGCGTTGGGCGACACAACGTTAACGGATTCGTACGACGGCCGTGTGGCATTGTCAACATTGGAATTAGGCGTCGATCGCGTACAACGTCCGATTATTAAGGTTCGTAATGTTGTAAACAGCGGGACAACAACGTCGAAATATGTTGTTTACATTACACAAACCAACGCAATCGGTGCCGATTGGACGGCTGAAGGTGCTGAAAAAACTTTGTTTAATCCAACATACGAAGAGGTTAGCGAAGAGGTTAAAAAGGTAGCGGGAACGATCAAAATTTCAAAGGAAATGTTGGCCGATTTGGCGTTCATTCAATCCGAAATCAACACCGATCTAATGGAGGCGATCGCGTCACAAATCGAGGATTCATTGATTAACGGCGCGGGCGGTGCTGAAATCAACGGTTTGTTGGGTTACGCTCAAACATTCGCGGCTGGTTCATTTGCGGGCGCTATTCCATTCGCAAACGAAACCGATGTAATCCGTGTTGCAATTGCACAAATCCAAGCGGCAAATTTCGAGCCTACACATGTAGTTTTGAACCCGAACGACGTGGCAAAAATGCAATTAACAAAAACAAACACAGGCGAATACACATTCCCTATGTTCCTTGTTGATAACATGGGCGTTCAAACTGTTGCAACATTGCCAATCGTTTCAACAACAAACATCGCGGCGGGTACATTCCTCGTTGGTGACATGACAAAATCAAACGTTCGTGTTCGCGAGGACATCAACATGCAAGTCGGTTACGTTAACGACGATTTTCAACGCAACATGGTTACGATTTTGGCGGAGGCTCGTTTGGTTCATTACGTTAAAGCAAATCAGGTATTTGCATTCGTAACGGGATCATTCGCAACAGCAAAAGCGGCAATCAACGACTAAAAAAAATAAAAAATGTTAATGGGGGTTTAACCGCCCCCGCTTAACTTTGCACAAAATGGATCAAAAGAAACGCACCCGAAAGCCAAAACGCGATGTTGATATTAACATCGACACGCCAAACGCTGATTTGAGCATTGAAAAGGACGTGAACGGCGATGTTCGCGCGTCCCTTGACACGAATAAAATCGATATTCAGGTTGAAAAAACGGCCGAAAAATTGACGATAAACGTAGAGGTTGACGATAACGCCATTTACGAATTCGAATCAAACGGCAAATCGAAACACATGGCCAAAGGTCAAGTTTTTAAAATTGCTGGGGCATTGGCGAAATTTTTTATTCAACGCGGATTTGGACGCATTAAACAGTAAACGATGTATTATTTAACACCGAACGATTTTCAGGGCAAATTTTCGTTGCACACGGGAATGTACACGAATCAAACAATTCAAGATTACATTGATCGTTACGAACCTTTGTATTTAATGCAATTGTTCGGGGCTAAAATGTACGACGAATTTGTTTCGGACATGGGTATTTTTAACATTCCTATTTCACCGAATTTTCTAAAATTGTACAATCCGTTTCACGAAAATTACGCGTTTAATCGATTGGTTGTTTCGAATGGTTTAATTGACATGTTGAAAGGCTTTGTTTACTTTGAGTATTGCAAGGATTTAACGAATCAAATGACTGTGAACGGCAACGTTCGGCCAACAGGTGAAAATTCGGGCGATGTTTCGACGCTGTATTCGATGATGTATGCGCGTTACAATGAGGCCGTTAAAACTTTTCGGGCTATTCAAACGCACATTGTTAACAATTTCAACGCGCCAATTGGTCAAATAATCAGCGCCTCGATAACAAATTCGGGATCAGGTTACACAGGGCAACCAAACGTTGCGGTTACAGGCGGAAATGGAACGGGTGCCATTGTTTCAATTGACGAAATAGGCGGTTCAATCGACGCGGTTTATTTCACCTCACAGGGCGTTAATTATCAGGTTGGCGATGTGTTAACAATTACAGGCGGAAATAACGACGCCACGGTTACCGTTGACATTATCGGAACGGGTAATTACAACAATTTCGCGGGTGTTAACAAACAATTCAGTTATTGGATATGATTACCGACGTAGCGTTTGAGGTTGGGGAATTGGTGCAATCAATCGATTGTACAATTACGGGCGAATGGAACATCGACGTTTTACCGAACGTTTGGGTTTCGTGTAATTTGAAATGGGCGCGCGTTGGTAAAATTGTCATTGATCCCGAAACGGGTAATTCATTTACCATTGTTTCAATTGAAAACGACGGTTTGGTTTTGGAACCATTACCAACGAATCCAACAGGTCAAACCGCTGGGGGCGTTTTGTTGTTGCCGAATCCGTTTTATTTATCGGGTACAAAAATCGCGGCCAACAACGAATGGTCAAAGGTTACAAATTCGCTCATGGCAAAAACGCCGATTGTTTGGTTATTAGAGTTAATCCGATTCAAACGATACGGTCGCGAATCAACGATTGATTTCGAAAGCGAATTGCGGTTGTTTTTTCTCGACGAAACGAATGTAACCCAATATTACACGTCCGATCACAGGTCGAATGTAGTTGTTCCAATGACACAATTAGGCGACGAATTTTTAAGCACATTGGCAAAAAATCGAGCATTCAAAGTAATTGAACAATCGGAATTTATTACATTCTCGCGTTTCGGTGTTGAACAGGATCAGGGAGTTTTCAAAAACATTTTGGACGCAAATTTAAGCGGGGTTGAGTTACGTCTCACTTTGACAAAGTATAAAAGTAATTGTAAATGTTAAAAATTAGAATATTATGGCATTAGGTTGTAATTGTAATTCGGGTTTGAGCAACACAGGCCGCCCGAATTGTGTACCGCTTCAAAGCGTTACAAGTAAATTGATAATGGTTCCTTTGAAAGCGAACGACGGATCGTTAAATTTTATCGATTTGGCGTCGCCGCTTCCTGTGTGGGACGATCTTATTAACCAATCGAACCCGTCAATGCGTTGGTTCCCGTTGCCAAACTTTGAAAACGTTGAATTGCCGAAAGCCGATTCACAATTCGAGGAGGCAAACAGCGGCCGAATGGTGTTTTTACGTCAAGGTAAAAGATCGTTTTCGGGTGAATTGTGGGCGGAGGATTCAACGCCGACATTGCTGGGTAAATTGCAAAACAACCGTTGCGTTGATTTCGGGGTTTACATTGTTGATGTTAACGGTAATTTGGTTGGTTCAAAAGTAAACGGGGGATTGTACCCGATTCCTGTTGATAACCCGTCGTTTAACCCAACATTCGTGTTCGCGACGGATTCAACAACACAGAAAATCATGGTTACATTTGATTTCGATCGTTTGTTCGACGAATCAACGATGTACATGATTACACCAACGGAGGCGGGAATCAATTTTAACGACCTTTCGGGACTTGTTGATGTGAATTTAGTAATTACGTCGTCTTCGACAACCGATATTACATTCGACGCGCAATTAGATTACGGAACAGCATTGAACCCGATTTTGTTCATGGGTGCCACGGCGTCCGATTTCCAATTGTACAACAACGCGACGTCGTCAATCGTTACGATTTCATTGGTTGAAAACTTTGACGGTAACTACACAGCGACGTTTATTGCTCAAACATCGGGCGATTTGTTGACGTTGAGCGTTACGAAAAACGGATTCGACGGCGAATTGTCAATTTCAGCGGTTTAATCATGGGGTTCGTAAAGGTTGG